CGGTATGAACGGAACCTAAGTCAGCACACATTTGAGAACAAGGACAATGGTTCATTGCTTAAAGGTTACTCTGCAGGACAAGACGTCGCGGCGGGTGGACGTGCCACGGTATTTACGATGGACGAAGCTGGCGCGAAGGACTTCGTGTCTGGTGGTAAAGACTACTCCGTGATGGAATCGTTGCACGATGTTAGTCACTACCTTAGGCTTGTCTCGGCTCGTTATGTAGACCAAGGCGTGTTTCATGAAGCGTGCGAAGCTGGCGGGACTGAGGGTGGGTGGCACTTAGTCTTGGACTGGAAGGACCATCCTATTCACTCTAAGCATTCTTACGTGGTAATGGACAATGTTCCGAAAGCATGCAAGCCAGAAGACGCGGAAGAGGTTTCTGAGTATCACAAAAGCAAACCGAACCTGAGAGATTTGCTGGAGAAGAAGGGGTTTAAGTACGAAGGCGTAGTTCGGTCGCCATGGTACGACATGCGGTGCTTGCGAAAGACAGCTCGTCCGCAATTGATTGCATCGCAGCTCGACAGAAACCCAAAAGGTGCTGTGGGAAAAGTGTTTACAACTGACCTTCTCGACCGCATGAAGAAGATGAACGAGAGGAAGCCAGTGTGGAAAGGTACTCCAGTGTTCGACAGTGAAACATTGGAGTTAAAAGGGCTGGTTCCTCGGGAGGATGGACCGCTTACGCTTTGGTTTAGACCTGGAATAGACAGCAGCGCTCCACTTGGTCCGTTTACTCTGGCGTGCGATATTGCGTCAGGGGGAGTAGGCGTGTTTGCGTCCAATTCTATTGTGTCTGGAATAGACGACAGAACTGGCGAGCAAGTTCTTGAGTATGTTATCAAAGGACTTGAGCCAAGACCGTTTTCTCGCATTGCCGTCGGGCTTGCTTTATGGATGCGAAAAGCAAAGCTAGCCTGGGAAGACTCGGGAGTCTCTGGTGGTTTCGCAAAGGAAGTAATGGAGGTTCTCTACTACGGAAATATCTACTTCAGAAACGTTACGCAGCTTGGTACGCAGAAGAAAAGTCGAAAGCCTGGGTTCCCATGCCGAGACGTCGACAAGGCTGACATGTTCGAGCAATTTGCTTTAGCTATGGAGACGGGGCGATACATTCCTAGGTCTGGCGAAATGCTCATTGAGTGCGGAGAATACGAGTGGGATGGTGGAAAAATCATCCATGCACCAACAAAAAACAAAGGAGCCACTGAGAAGAATCACGGCGATAGAGCGATTGCTGCAGCAGGCGCTTGGCTTGTGTACTCTGCGGATAATATTCGTGAGAAAGTTGACAGCGACGATGAAATACACAAGAATCCTGAATACGGGTCGTTTTTGTGGCGAGAGCAACAAGAGCGTCGAAGCGCAAACGCGGGTAGTCCTAGTTATGGAATACGGGACGTTTTGCGAGGATGAATCTCAAGTGTTTCAGAGCTAGAACCTGGAAGGAAAAAATGGAAAACGACGTAAATAGTACAATTGACGCTGCTGTTATTAAGATGGCAGACAAAGCAAGGGTTGAAGTAGATGCGAACAAGGCTTTGCATTTCTCACAATCGGCTTTGAACTTGGCGAACACAAAAGCGACTCTGTTTGGGTGTAAGGCTGCAGGCTCTTCGGAGTCGAGTAAAAAAACTAGCTGATGTAAATCAGGTTTTGAAGGTCGGAGTTAGAACCCGGTCGGAATACAACTTTTTGCAATTCAACGCAACTGTTCCGACTTTTAATGCTAGACCTATTAAACAACGAAAAACGAGCAAGATTACTTAAGGCTATTAAGTCGTCGCGCGATTCACTTGAGCCGTTCAGGAGAGTTCGCAAGGAACTTATCAAAGACTACGTGGGAAGCTGGTACGCTGAGTCTGGCGCCAGCAACAAGACTCTCGTCAATCTGATTAACCAAACGGCACGCATCTATACTGTCGCACTTGCCGCTAATAATCCGCAAGTGCTGGTCAGTACGCCAAAGACAGAGACGCTGGCATTCGCTCGTCGCTTTGAAGTGAATATCAATAAGCTCATTAGCGACATGGCACTTGATAAGACATTCCGAGCAATTGTCTTGGACGCATTCTTCTGTCTCGGGTGCGGTGTCGTAATGATGCGAGACACTGACACAAGATTTCATGGAATCCTTGAATCCGAAGAAGATGTCTGGCTAGACCCAGGTGAGCCATGGTTCAATCGAGTATCTCTCGATGACTTGATACTGGATATGCCAGCCAAAGAGCTCAGTAAGATGCGGTATTGTGGGCACAGGTATCGTGCCGACTACGAAAAAGTCATGGACGAGCCTGGATACGACAAGAAAGTTCGAGACAAGCTCAGTCCGACAAGCAGAAGCCACCACGACTCGACTGGCGCAGCACGAGACATAGCGTCTGACTGGGGGAGCGCGGAAGACGACGACCTTAAAGACATGGTTTGGTTGATGGATGTCTGGATTGCCGAAAACAACTCCATTGTAACTATGGCTTGCGATCAAGACCTGCCACCATTGATTGAACGTGAGTGGGTCGGCTCGCAAGCAGGACCGTACAAGTTTCTTTCGTTAGGCGAGACGCCTGACAATGTGATACCGACGTCTCCAGCGATTAACCTGAAGGGCATGCATGATTTGCAGAACCGATTGCATCGCCGCATGGAAGACGATTCAGATGCTCATCGAGTCGTGAATGTGTATCCGCCAAACATGTCAGATGATGCAGAGCGACTGCGAACAGCCGAACGAAACAGTTGGCAGCGAGGAACTAGCCCAGAGCAGATTAAGCAGTTTGAGATGGGTGGTATTGACCAGCGAGACATGGCAATGGCTACGTTTTTGCAGAATGAATACGACAGGTTTGCTGGAAACTTGCAAGCGATGGGTGGTCTGGGCGCTCAGGCTTCGACTGTTGGTCAAGAAGAGATAATCAGCGGGAATTTGGCGAGAAACGTGGCAGACATGCGAATGGCTGTTGTTTCTTTTGCGTCTGAGTGTGTTTTGGATTTAGGGAGATTGATGTGGGAGGACCAGACCCTTGAGTTGCAAACATCAATTCCTGTCGGGAATAGCGGCATTGAAGTCTCGTCTAACTGGATGCCAGATTACCGACAAGGAGCGTTCGAGGATTACGAGTTCCGCGTGGAGCCGTATTCCATGGTCTTCAAAACACCAGAACAGCACTTACAGGAATTGTTCCAGGTGCTCCGCGAGCTCGCGCCGCTTTGGCCCATGTTCCAAGCGTCAGGAGCAACATTCGATGCCGAAGCCATCGTCGACGAAATTGCCAGATTGAAGAATCGTCCAGAGTTCAGGAAGTTCATCACGTTTACAGACCCGATGGGAATGCTTGGAGGCGACGAAAACACGGTAAGGCAAGCCGCCAACACTACCAGGACGAACATTAGAAAGAACGTGAGCGATGGCGGAACCGCAGACGCTCGAAACTCGGCGATGATCCAAACGTTAATGGGTGGTAAACCACAAATTAACAGTCAGCAAGCGGCAATGTTGAAAAGGGCACCAGCATAATGCCTAGAAAAACAACAAAAGTGCAACGTTGCTGCAAGAAGTGCGAAGATCAGTTCTTTGCTTTGCAAAGTGTTGTTGATAAAGGGCTTGGCGTCTTCTGTAGTCGAGACTGTTATCTAATCTCAAGTGGGAAATCGCCAGCACGACCAAAAGTTCAACGAACCTGTAAGCAGTGCGGGAAGGAATTTCTCATAAGACCACGCACAGCAGATTTAGGGAAAGGTATCTTCTGCAGCCCAAAGTGCTGGAAAGAATCGCCCAAGCCTGCGCCTATTGTTACATGCGGTTGCTGTGGAAAAGTATTTGCGGATCCAGGTAGATACAGACCTAAGTATTGTTCGCCTGAGTGCTATCAAAATTCGCGACCGAAAGCGGCACAATCTCCCGCAAGACCTCACAAACATGACACATGGGCTTTGGCTGTTATTCTGCGAGACAAAAAATGCGTTCGCTGTGGTGATGTAGAAAACTTGCAAGCTCATCACTTGAAGGAGTGGAAAGACTATCCCGACTTGCGGTTTGTTGTTTCCAACGGGGTGGCGTTGTGTCCATTGTGTCATCACGCACAGCACCCGTACCTTCCTTTGGAAAGATTTGTAGCCTCTGGCGGTAAAAAAGTTCAGTATTGCGTCGTTTGTGAAACGGCGTTTTTGGTCAGGAAGAAAACACAGCGAGTTTGCAGTCGACAATGCGGCTGGGCTCGTAAGAAGCAAGAGGCGGTGACGTAATGAAGATTCATGTGCATGTGCGTTTGGCTGATACGGAACGAACTCTCGAATGGCGAGAAGTCGAAGCCTTAACGTTGAGCGAAGCGATCAAAGTCGCTGAAGCTATGCCAGATGTGGAAGTGTGTTTGGAAGCAAGCGTAATACCTGGAGGTGTAGTGACGTGAGTACTATCGTTCGCATGTACAAGGGCAAAGTTGTCACTCAGGAAGAGCTCGATAAGGTTATGCCTCGCAAGTCGGATTGGCTTGAGGCACCTTCGATGGCTGCAAACACATATACAGAGCATGACCCGCTTATTTCTGATGGGTGCGGTGTTATGAAAAGCCAGGTTAGCGAGACTCGTGAGCTAGTTAAGCGACATGGCATTCAAGGAGCTGCTGTATTGGACAGCGGACAAATTCAGTTTACCAGTCGTCGCGCTCGCAATGAGTTTTTGCGAATGCGAGGGCACAGAGATTTAGATGGTGGGTACGGAGATGAGTAAAGAAATCGAATTAAATGAAGACATGAGCACTGACGAAATTGCCGCTTACGCTGATGCCGTTGCTCAAGAAGTTGAAAGCGAGCGACAGGGAGATACAAAGTCAGACGCAGAAATCATCAACGATGTCGCGTCCATTGAAACATCTGCTGAGAAAAATGCCAGCAGTGAATCCGCTAAGGCGTCGAGCCAAAGCGAGGAGTCCGGTGATGAACCGTCATATCCAGAATGGGTAGATGATGACGTGAAAACCGAGGTTGCCGCGTACGGCATTAGTGAGTCGGACTTGTCTGACTTTGCCAGTCGCGAGGAGTTGGATAGGGCGTTACGCCTACTTGATAAGACAGCTCTTGAAGTCGGTCGCAAGGCGACAGTAGAAGGCGATTCGGATAAGAGTCGCAACGACAAGGGGCAGTTTGTCAAAAAGGAAGAGCCCAAGCCTAGCAGCTCAGAAGAAAGTTCTCCAAAGAGTGGCAGGTACGAAATTTCGTTGAGCAAGGATATTTACGATGACGAGATTGTGAATGAGTTTACGCGAATGCGTGACCATTACGAATCACGTCTCGAGCAGCTGGAGTCGCACTTTATGCAAGTGAGCGCCAGTGAGGAGGAGAGGCAGTTCGACAGCTATGTTGACTCGCTCGGTCATTCCGATTTGTTTGGAAAGACAGGAAGTGAGTCAGAAAAAGAGCTGGAACGTCGCAGAGATTTGCACGTTGCTGTCAAGGCTCAACTCATAGGCTTAGAGCGACTTGGCCGACCGTCCGAGCTTAACGACAAGCTGATTAGCCGCGTTGCAAACATGGTGTTTGCTGACGAATTGAGTAAGAAACGATTAAAGCAACAGACTCAGAAGATTTCCAGACAAAGCCAACTTCGTCAGGGTGGAAGCCCAACGAAGCCGTTACCACCGCGAGATAACG